ATTCTGCTGATGATGTTGAAACATTCGGTCGCAAAGCAAAGTATAAAAAGCGTTGGGACACAATGGGTCATTTCTATTTGGTCTCTGAAATCTTGTTTAAGAATTATTTGAGTAGTGCAAAGGGCGGCATTGAAAAAGTCAAGGCGTTCTTTGAAAAATTCCTTTAAAAGAGTGGGGAGGTTTTCACTGAAACCCATCAAACCTTAAACACCCTAACCAAACTACTCTCACCGCCGAATGGCGGTGTTCTTTTTTTATTTCCCCCCGATATCCAACATAGGTTATCACCCTTTACCCTTCGCACGCCGTCCCATTCGGGTTGGGTTAATCCATAGTCTGTAACCGAAGCTTTACACAAATACTGATTAAGCCCTATTGACAAAATGGATTTAATTATGTATATTATGAATACATAAACGAGAGGTAGCACAATGGCTAAAATCAAAGTTAGTAGCAAGTCGCTTGCAAAGTTCAAATCAAAGAACATCGTCAAGATAGCAACGGATTTCGTCAAGGGGTCTATTGAAATGGGCAAGGTCAGGAACGCAATTCAGGCTACCCTAGACCAGCACCCTGAACTCACAGACTACAACGAGGTCATAGCCGCAAGGATATTGGCACAGAGTCTGCTCTACACTATCTTCGGTAACAAGAACCTCATCTTGTGGAAAGATAGCGTAAGCCGTTCTGAAATGGCTAAGATGCGTAAGTGTTCTGTTGATATGTTCTACAACTATCGCAAGTAAAAGCGTGGTAATGCGGTTTAACAACAATGCCTTAAACACCCAAACTCTACCGCATTACAGCCCTCGTCGAACGACGAGGGTTTTTCTTTTTTCGTCGCCATGGGTTTCAACATAGGTTATCACCCTTCTGCTGTGGAGTCGAGCGTCGGTCATCGAGTGGTTTGTAACCAAATGTTTACACAAATAGTGGTTAAAACCTATTGACAAATTGAATTTAATTAGCTATATTATAAATACATTATAGGAGTAATTGTTATGGCAGAAATCTTTTTAGAAGTCAAGAAAGACATGCAGTTTACTGCAAATGACTTTGCGAACTACCTTTGCAAAGTGATTATGAACCACCTTGAAAAAAAGGTCTGCGGTTTGACCGGGAATTATGAATGGGAAGATGGTTCTAACGCCCAGTTGGTCTTCAAGCTCAACATTAGCCGTGAAGAGGCTGATGAGCTGGTAAGCACTATCAACGATGAGTGCGAAGACTACGGAACATGGTTCCTCGCTGATGAACAGTAGGGCATGACCCTAGTTGCAAGCCCCCTCGCAAGAGGGGGCTTTACTCGTGTTGCAAGCCAGTTTCAACATAGGTTATCACCCTCTGCCGCTGGAACCCGGCGACGCACGAGCTTTCCAGAAATAATTTTTTGCTGAATTAGGGCTTGACAAATTGAATTTAATTAGGTATATTTTGAATACAGCAAAAAAACATAAGGGAGAAGCAAATATGATAGATGCAACACAAGAAACTTACGACAAGCTTTCCGATGAAATCAAGGGAAAGATTAAGCAAGTCGAAGAGCAGGGTTTAACCCGTGTTGAAGTTGAAGTCCAATTCAAGGGTGAAGATTCTACTGAAACACAAACCATTGCTATAATGGGCGATTATGACCCTGATAATCCACCCAAAGACGATGACAACATTTTTTATTACTGTGATAGTATTCGAGACTTGATTGGGTTGTTCGACCCAGAGGGTTGCGGCGACTTTTACATAACGGATATTTACCTATAAGCCATACAACTTCGTAGCCCCCTCGCATGAGGGGGTTTCTCTTTGCCATGCCCGGAGTTCCAACATAGGTTATCACCCCATGCCCGTGGCGGCGTCGAGACCTCCGGGTGTTTACCGTGTTTACAAAACTTTACATAAAATTTTTGTTGTAACCCTTGACTAACTAGATTTAATTAAGTATATTTATAGCATAAAACGGAGGTTAAACCAATGGCACAGAAAAAAGAAAAAGTCACTGAATGGGTCGCACTTGATACCGACCGAGATGTATCCTACGAAGAATACAAAGAGAACTGCGAAGCCAATGAAAGAGAACCGCAAGAAGAGGGTTCGGGCGACTATTGGAACTATGTAAATGATACCCTGCAACTTGAACACGACGACTTTAAGGGCAACATGAAGCATAGCAAGTTGTTCCCAATGGTGGCTTGGGGCTATGATGACCTTTGGAATGGTCAACGCTATGGCGGCAAGGTCTTGAAGAGCGTGGATGACCTGCTCGGTCTGTTCAGTTCGTGCGACAACATCAAGATATGGCAAGACAAAGATGGTATGCATATCAATGGCTACCACCATGACGGAACCAACCATGCTGATATAAAAATTATCAATAAGCGTGGGCAAGAATGGCTTGCAAAACACGAAGAAGAATATCAATATGACCCCTCGTGCTTGGCTAAACAGTTGTTCCAACCCTGCTTTTCTCGCTCGTTCCCAATGGGGCATAAAAACTACCTTTTCTAACCCCTCGTTGTTATCCCCCATCCGCAAGGGTGGGGGATTTATTTTTTGTTTTCCCCCGATATCCAACATAGGTTATCACCCTTCTGCCGCTGGAACCAGGGGAAGTCGGGGTTCACCAGGATTTAATTTTTTATATTTTTTCTTGACAAACTGAATTTAATTAAGTATATTTATTATAGCAACATAAAACAACGAGGTAATAAATGTTTGCTAGTAACAAGAAAGTAGATATCAAGCTCCCAAGCGGTGTAGATTTTACCGTCTGTGCCGAAGATTGGGAAGATGCTTCTGCGGCAATTTGCTGTGAGCTTCTGACTGACGAAGATATAGAGGATATTGCCAATAAGCTGAAAGTCCAAGCTGATGCTAACCCTTACTGGGATAAAGCTGATGACTTTGATACCAATAACGAGCTGAATGGCGACCAAATGGACGAGCTTTGGCGTGATTACGAGAACATCACCATAGCTCATAAGGTGTTCTACTTCGAGGATATGACCGAAGCCGAATACGCTAAGTATAACGCCTTGTGCGAAGCCAATGACGAAACCGGGGTTAAAACCCTTTGCGAACAGGTTTACAACAGAATTAAGGGGAAATAAAATGAAAAGTGGCGAATACTACTATTACAAAGTAGATGTAATGTCTAGGTCTCACGGCTATTCCTTTATGGTGCGTTGCAAAGACGAGCTGTCCGATGAAGAGGTAATTAGCCGAGCAAGCAAGGCAGATTGCTTTGAAGATGAAGCCGACACTGATAACGCTTATGTTGATAGCTACCTTGTAGATAGCGATATTAGGGCGTTCAAGGACTGCACAACTACTGTGTAGGGGTTTACTATGGCAGAAATAGAGTTGAAAGACACTGAAACCGAATTTAGCTATGGTGATTCGCAAGACTTGGGCAAAGGTAAGCATAGGCAACCTATTATATATAGAGGCAAAGAAATAGGCTATTTGGTTTCTGTTGATAAAAACTGGCTTGCTCCCGTTGAAGAAACTTATATCTTGCCCGATGTAGAATACGGAATGAAACCAAGTGAGGGTGGTGGCTTACTTGACGGCAAAAAGGGCTGGATAGAGTTTAAAGTATTCAAAACCTATGATGAAGCATTTAGATATGCTTCCCAAAACTTTGACGAGCTTGCATATTTGTTTGAATATGGAGATTATGATTAAACCACAACATAAGGGGGAATAAAAATGGACAAGTGCATTAGCGAATTGGAAGTATGCGTTGCCGTTGAGAACGGCAGGGCTGACTATCCGTGGTCGTTCCTACATACTGACGGCTCGGTTGCAAACGATAACGAGGAAGTTCCTTTTATGCCGAGGGAAACTGCTGAAAAGGTTGTTGAAAAATACAATGAAAGCTGTGGTGATAACCTCGCTAAAATCTTTTACGAAATTCCTTAATAACAGCCCCTCGCAAGAGGGGTTTTCATTTGGCTTCCCCTGAGTTTCAACATAGGTTATCACCCCTCAACCTTCTGCCCGCAGGCGGAGGCTGCTCCGCCAGCCTCGCTAACAAAAGTTTACACAAAAAGTTCTATATACCTATTGCCTAATTAGATTTAATTAGCTATATTTATATCATAACAACAACGAGGTATCTTATGAGCAAAGAAGTTGAGTTTGTAGAGAAAGCGAAAGCTATCTTGTCTAACGCTTGCAAGGACTCTATTGCAAGAGTCAAAGAGGGAAATACCATTACCATAGATGACCGCTTCAAGTATGATTATGGCGATTTCCACAAGTGGCGTGCTGGTGATGAATTTAGAGTAGAGCATATCAAAAAGACTCCGTATATGACGGTTCTCTATTGCGTTGCGACCAAAGCTACACCTGATGAGGGCGGTTCTGCAAGGGGCGAAGTTGGGGCACAAGTCGAGTTCGACGACAAGATGAACCTGTTTAACTACTTGCGTTGCAAGGGCGACCTTACAGCCGTTCAAAATCTTCGTCAGTTGTGCCGGGATTATCTTAACGGTATTTTGTAGGGGGATATATGGAATTGAAAAAAGGAACTATCCTAGTAGCAAAGAACTATATCAAGTGTTATGTTCCCTCGTTTCAGTTTGAGGTGGGAACAGAATTTGTTTATCTGTTTTCGTATCAGGGTTGCTATATGGTGCAGAGAAGTTGTAATGGAAAAGTCTATGATAGCGGTAATCTGTTGCCTGAACATAGCGGAGAGGCTGGCTGTCTGCTTGCAGTAAAACCCTGCGATGTGGAGAGAAAGAAATGAAAATATTTTTTATTTTATTTGTCGCTCTGTTGGTTGCGTGTTCTGAAAACGGAACTTCTGCACCGAACGAAATCTGCTATGACAAAAAAATCGGTTATGAAGATTTTGGAAACCCGATGTATAAGCCATATAAAGACCAATGGCTTGACGGAGCCTGTGAACAATTTTTTGAAGGAACTACTGATTGCATAAAGTATAATTATGACTTTCGGATTACGGTTCGTGATTGTATGGAAAATGTTGAATTTCACTAAAAGGAGATAACCGCCCCGAAAGGGGCATTTCTTTTTGGCAGAGCTGGATATCCAACTTGGGTTATCACCCTTTACCCTTCGCACGCCGTCCCATTCAGATTTCCGCCCGGTTTTGACGACAGACTTTTTTTCAAAAAAAGTTGAAAAGCGGTTTACATTTTTATTTCTCAAAACGATATATAAGTATAGAGATGAATGTTTAACCCTCAACAAAGGAGTAGATATGGGTAACATTATCAAGGTGGACTTCAAGGCTATTAAGATTAACAATATCAAAAAGAGTCAGCTTAAACACCTTATGGAGTATCTTCCTGAACTCAAAGAGAGGCACAAGAAGCTCAAAGAGCTTCACGCACCGAAGTCTATCATTGATGGCGACGTGCGTCTTATCTACGCTTGCACGCACCGTCTTGACCGTCTCAAAGCGTGGTGGTATCAGCAGATGACTCCCGAAGAGAAGCTCTTGCGTGCCATCTTCTGCCCCGAGACCATTGGCATGTAGATGACCTAGCCCCCTTTCGTCGAGGGGGCTTTAACACGCCACGGCTAGAAATTCAACTTAGGTTATCACCCTTCTGCCGCTGGAGGCGTGCGTCGGTCGAGCGTCAGTCATCGTGTAATGTAATCGAAAGTTTACACAAAAAGTGGCATATACCTATTGCCTAATTAGATTTAATTAACTATATTTATATAGTAACCAAACAAGGGGTAACACATGACTAACAAGAAAACCACAAACAAGACCGCAAAAACTCCCACATACACATTGAAAAGAACTGATGTTGATTTCAAGTGGGATAGTTCCGAAGTCCATACCGTAGGACGTTACCACAACATTAAGCTGGCTGAAAACGCCAAAGTCACGGACATGATTTCCTGCATTGAAGTGGGCTTCACGCTTACCGAAGAGCTGAAAGAGAAAACCATCGCTGTGTTCTGTGGCAAGGCAGAGCCGAAAGACAAGTTCATCGTCAATGGCTTTGTGGTCTGCAAAGACGAACTCTACTTGGACGACCCCAACACGCTCGCCCCGGCATACTCTTGGACTATTGAAAAGGGTTAAAACAAAAGATAACTTCCATGGTTATCGCCCCTCCCCTCGGAGGGGCTTTCTCGTGCTGATAACTGGGTTTCAACTTAGGTTATCACCCTGCACTGGGGAACCTCCTGCTCCACCCCGGTGTCCGCCAGTATAAAAAATTTTTAATTGCCTATTGACAAACTGAATTTAATTAACTATATTTATAATAGAAACAACAATAAAATAGGAGTAAAGCTTATGGCTCTCAATGTAGATAAACTGAAAGAAAAAATTGAAGACAAGTATGGCGACCTTGACGATGAAATGGGTTGCTATATTAACCATAATTGGCTCTCTGTCAAAGATGTAGTGGATATGATTGACGACTGCGGCGATGATGCCGATGCCCTCAAAACCTGCCTTGAAGAGACCTATGGCGACTTGCAAGACGAAACGGGTTGCTCTGTTGGCGACATGAACGAATGGCTCTCTGTCAAGTCCATTGTGAACCTCATTGACGATTGCACCGACGAAGACTAGGGGGTATAACTATGAGTAACGAACCGAGATTAGAACCTGTTGAGTTCCTTAACAGCCTTAAAAAGAAAATTCTTACCAAACTTCCCTTTGCCGATTTGGGCGATGTAGAAGTGGTTGTGACAGTGGGCGTAAGCAATATGTGTAGCGGTGATAGCCTTAAACTCCGGGTTCCAAAATATCATTGGTCTGATTGCATTGGTTATGACCAACTGACCGAACATTACGCAGAGCATTATGCTGACGCACTTTGCCGGGTATGGGTATCCGAGAGTATCCCTGCCGAATATGCGAATTGCCTGAAATAACAAAACCGCCCCTCGCAAGAGGGGTTTTAATTTTTTTTCTTTTTTGATATCAACATGGGTTATCACCCTGTCCCCGTGAACCTCCTGTCCCACCCCGGTGTCCACAGTGAAAAATTTTTTATTTATCTATTGACAAACTGAATTTAATTAGGTATATTTATAGTATAGAAACATTAAACGGAGAAAGCATTATGTCAAATTGGGCTTATTCCTTGAACACTCTTACCGCAAAGACTGATGCGGCAAAGCAACAACTTCACGATTTCATCAAGAACCATCTTAAAAAGGCAGATACTCCTAATTATAGGGGTTGCACTATCGAGGTAGATAGCAAAAGCATTATTCCTATCCCTGATGGAATTGCAAAGCTTGAAAAGATGGGTAAGTTTATCCAAAACGATGATGGCTCTTTCACCGAAAACGCCAACTATGACAAGAAAGCAGAAGATGCACAGCGTAAGGCGAACATTGAGCAATACGGCTACGAGGATTGGTATGCCTTTTGCGTTGCCGAATGGGGTTCTAAATGGGGCTTGTGCAACACCATTTTCTACAATGATTTTGACGAGGATATCACCACCCTTGAAGAAATCACTGAAACTCTTGATGAAAAGGGTTTCATCAAGTTCAAGTCTGCTACGGCTTGGTCTCCTGCCCTCGGACTCTTGCAGAAGATTTGCGAACTCTATCCCGACATTGAACTGCGTTGTGAATGGGGCGAGGAACAGGTTACTGAATACTATGGTATCCTCACTTACAACAAGACCGATGGCGGACGAGAATACAGTCGCAAAGATATTGAAGTCGGCGAAGCCTACAATATGCTTGACCGCCTTGGGCTTGTAAACAAAGATGATGACGATGGGTATTATCCCAATTATGAAAGCGGTCTGGTGGAATACGATAGCCACCGGGATAAGAACAGCGATGAATATATCCCGGCTTACGAAGAACCGATTGCCCTCGGTTGCGACCCGAAAGAAATTTCCTGCGAAAACTAGGCAAACTCCTGCCCCTCGAAAGAGGGGTTTTAAATTTTTTAATATTTGGTTTCAACATGGGTTATCACCCTTTTTCTGGGAACCCCGGCGGAGGCGATAAGCTGTCGTCGAAGATTTTTTTATTATCTATTGACAAACTGAATTTAATTAACTATATTTATAATAGAAACAACAAAAGGAGTATCTTATGGCTATGCAATATAAAGTGGTTGAACCCGATTGCGGAATTAAGGTTACGAAAGTAACTCTCGCTTCTGTATGCAACACACTCTACACAAAGGCTATGGTAACTGTTGAGTTGAACCATAGCCTTACTCTCCGTGACTTGCGTGTGATGGAGGGTCAGTATGGCTTGTTCGTGGCTTATCCCCTTGACAAGAACGACAAGTGCGAAGAACCCCGTTCACTCATTGTTCTGAACGATGAGTTGCGTGCCTACATTGAAGTGGTGGTGCTGAACCAATACGCAGAGATGAGTGAAGCCATTGAAGACGCAAACACGCCTGTATGGGTCAAAGAGTTGAGGGCATAGTATGAGTATCTTCCGTTGCGGTGTTTGCCACCACCATTTTCCGCTAGATATTTCCTGCCGAACGTGGACGAGGGGCTGGTGCCCTGAATGTCGTCGAGTTCGACGGATTTATTTCATCAGGAAAGACGACTAATAATCCCCCCGAAAGGGGGTTTTTCTTGGTTTTCAGCCCAGTTTCAACTTAGGTTATCACCCTATCCTGACTGGAGTCGAGCGTCGGTCGTCAGGGATAATCCGTCGCCCTGGTGTAACGGAATGTTTACAAAAAATTTTTTATTATATTGCTTGACAAAATGAATTTAATTAGGTATATTATAGTTAAACAATAAAACAACGGGGTTTATACAATGCGTAAGCAAAAGCCTATATACATTATGGATATTGATACAGGTCATGGAATGTGTCCTGTCGGTGTTGTTGAGGAGTCTCTTGCAAAAGATACCTGCAAGTGGAATAGTGGTTGGACTGTCTGTTTCACCCTTAATGGATGCGAATGCTTGTGCACCGAGGACACTGCATCTACCCTAGATGTTCCCGAATATGACTTTATGGACTTAGCCGTTTCCGTTGCGGGGCAAAGTGGGATGTTCCTGCGTTGCTATCCTGCCAAGTATGACGATGACGACATAAAGTGCCTTACCGACTTGTTCTTCAAGACCAAGCGAAATGCTATAAGGTTCGTAAAGAAGATTGCGGAATACAGAAAAGAAAATTTAAAAAGGGGGTAAAAATGATTTTCAGAAAACCTAACATCCTTGCTATAAAGGCGTTAATCAACGAATGGCAAAAACACGTTGATGAAAAGTGCGATATTAAGACACTTGGCGTTTGCTTTGATGTCGGATATATGGCTATGGGATATAGCGGCGGGTTCGCAAAGCCTATCCGTTGCGGATTCACAATAAGTATAACCCCCTGCATGAACTCATTGGACTACATCCATTATGATACCCGTTTTTCCCAGTCCAAAGACGGCATCGTTTGGAAAATCGTCCGTGAACATAAGGGCAAAAAGAAAGTTCTGCATCAGGACACAATCCGAGATGTAAGCATCCTTACAGACGAACCTTGCCCTAGCCTTGTAAAAGAACGTATGTTCAAGGTGGCTTTGGCATCAGTTGACCTCGCATTGGTTGAACAAAGGTTGATGCACTTGTAAAACCGGGGGTCTCCCTGCCCCCTGCCGTGAGGAAAATAGGCACTCACACAGCCTAGCCACAACACACTTTCCTCACGGCATTTTTTATTTTTATTTTTGATTTCCAACTTGGGTTATCACCCTTTCCCCTTCGCCAGCAGGAAGAAGCTGGGGATAAAATTTTTAAAATTAATTTGATTTACCTATTGACAAACCAAATCCAATTAGCTATATTTAATTATGTAATTAACAAGAACACAAACAAAGGAGAGCCTTATGGCAGATATCATTCAACTCCCTCGCCTCGCCTCTTGGACGGGCATCGGAAGCACAATCAACGAAAAGACGGTTGATACCGCACTCACAAAGGCAAAGCTCAACTACACCGTTCAAAAGGAAACGCTCTGGCTCGCTGACAAGACCAAAGTAGATGATATGGTTGCTAACACCTATCTTGACGAAAAGGGTCACAAGCATATCCTCGGGGTCGTCGGTGAGAAGTATGAGATAGTGCAGAACCGTGACGGCTTCGCATTCGTGGACTACATCAGCGAAGGCTTGAAGTTCGTCAAGGGTGGCATGACCCACACCGGGATGGTTTACCTCATCGCTGAACTCCCCTCTGTAGATATCCTCGGAGACCAGTTCAATCCGTATGTTATTTTCCGTAATTCTTTCAACGGAAAGTATCAGCTTTCGGCGGCAATTACTCCGCTCCGTGTTGTCTGTCAAAATCAATTTAATTTTGCTTTTAACCACGTTGCGAACACCATCAACATTCGTCATTCCGCAAGGGTGGGCGAACGCATGGAAGATGCAAAGGAAGTCTTGCGTGGAGTTGCCATCTATATGGGCAAACTCAACGAGGTTGCACAGCAGTTCAGCAAAATCAAGCTTACACAGAATGACAAGGAACTTGCTATCAATATGCTGTTCCCCACACCTGACAACGCTGATGAATTGAAAAAGGTGGTCCTCGCCCATCAGAAGAAAGCATTCGCAGATATGCTCAACGCTGACGACAACCAGAACCATAAGAACAATGCTTGGGGTCTTGTCAACGCTTACACTGACTTCCTCACTCACACGAGCATTCGTAAGGGCCGTTATCAGGACTCGCAGTTCATGAACACCTGTTTCAAGCCGATGAACAATGTTCTCAACATCATTGACCACATCAAGGCCGTAAAGGTGGCATAATCCTGGGTTTAAACCTGGGTTGCCCCCCATTTGGGGGGCATTCTTTTTTCGTCGCCCTGATGTTCAACTTAGGTTATCACCCTTTCCCAGAGGCTGCCAGTTTTCGGCGATACGACGGTCTGCGTTAAAGAAAGTTTACACAAATAATTGGCTCCACCTATTGACTAAACGGATTTAATTAGCTATATTATAATCATAGAAACAATTATAGGAGACAGCTTATGTCAATGGGAAATTCAGCCTGCTTTGCAGAAGTAATCGAACCTAAAAACATCCGCCGTATTCTCGGCAACTTATCCGACGGCAGGAAACTGACCTCGTTCATCAGGTTGTTCAAGAAGTTGGAAGAAGACGAAGGGGCATCTTGCCTCATCGAGTTCCTGACCGATGGGAACGACAACGCCGTTAGCGACCCTGATGGAAAGGACTTTGTGAAGCTGCGTAGCTTGTGGACTGAAATCACAGGCAAGGTCAAAGAGAAGACTGGGCTTGACCTTGATGTTGACTTCCACGACTCTGCCAATGAGGGTGATAACTACGACGAAGTGGATGGGCTTTATTTTGAGTTCATCCACGCACAACTCTATAAGCCGACACCTAAATTTGAAGCCCTCAAAAAGCTCTATGGCAAGGATGTTGTAAAGCGGTGCTTCTATACCGTGTTTGGTTAGCATCTTGGTTGGTTGGAGTAGCCCCCGCCCGCAAGGGTGGGGGTTTTATCATGGTTCGACCCGAGTTTCAACATGGGTTATCACCCCTTGACTGGAAACCTCCTGTCCCATTCCTGCTCCGCCCGATGGGTAACGAAAACTTTACGAAAAATTTTTTCTTTTTCTATTGACTAATTGGATTTAATTAGGTATATTTATACTAGAAACAACAACGGAGTAAATTATGACAAAAGAAATCATCACCCTAGCAGACCTTAAAGAGGACATTGAGTTTCTCAATCGTGAGAAGTGCGGTTGTTGCCATCACCTTATCAACACAACAGATGGTGGTCGCAAACTGTGTATCGTTGTGGGCTGGCTTGACGGATTCGACGAAGCACCCGACGGAACGCCCAACGCTGACAAGACGTGGCGTATCTGTGGCAAGATAGCCTATCAGCCACCAAACTCCGCCATGCAATGCGACTTCGACATTGACTGGCTGTTCCCCTACTTTGAGAACGGAGAGGCTGACGCAACCGACATTGAGGTTAGCGGAGTTCAGTCCGACGTTGATTATCTTAACAAAGAAGCAAATCGTGTGTGGAATGAGTGGAAAGACACGCTCGATACCCTAGCATAAAGGAGATGATAAAATGGCTACCGACATTACCCTGACCGAAGAAGAAATTACCGTCATAAGCTCAAAGCTGAAAGACTTGGCTGATTACCTTAAAGCTCATACAATCAATCTGTTGTGTACCCCTGATGGGAAACTTTTGGGGTTCAACCACCGTGAGCGTGTTCCCCTTATTGACAATGAGGATGAACCCGAGGGGGTTTCTGTGGAACAACACGCCGAAGAAATCAATGAGGATGATATGACTTTCTTTGACGAGCTTAACGAATGTGTAAGACCCTACAACAATAAAACTGAATTTGTCGAGCTTGTGGATTATACCGAAAAGTAAAAACAGGGGGGTTAAACCCCCTTTTAATTTATTTTATTTTATTTTTCAACTTGGGTTATCACCCTTACGCCTTCACCCGGCAGTCCCATCAGACGACGAGGTTTACATTTTGTTTACACAAAATTTGATATAACCCATTGACAAATAGATTTAATTAACTATATTTATAATATCGACACAACTATAAGGAGATTGGCTTATGCCTAATTGGGTAAACAACGATTTGAGAATTACCTCGGAAAATCCTGAACGCATTAAGGCTATCCGTGCAAAGCTGTTCACGGTTTACCACGGCAAGGATTATGTTGGCTGTGATGGCAGGGAATACCTGTCCTATGCCGTTCTTATCCCAGTAGACCTCAATGACCCGAACTACCGAGTCAAGCCTGAGAACGCCAACATCACTGCGATTGACAAGCGTGATGACGGCACTATCTTCGACTGGTATCACTACAACCTCGACAAGTGGGGCTGCAAGTGGGATGTCTCGCCAGAGGAGTGCCAGATAACGGAAGACACAGACCGCAACATCTGCGTGTCCTTTACTTCCCCTTGGGATTGCCCTTGTGAATGGTATCACAAACTTTGTGAGGAATTTCCCGATGTTTCCATTGAACTTGTCGCTATGGACGAGGCGATGGACTATTATTGGGAAAATGGCAAGTTGGGTAAGATTTCCGAGCAGTTCGATGAAGAGGAAGTGAAGCGTGCCGAAGTCAAGCGTGTGTTTGACGAAAACAACCTTTCCCTTGACGATTACAATATTAAAAAAATTATTGAAAATTACGAGGATGGGTATTTTGAATATTTAGATATGTTCGACCCTGACACTTGGGAATTTACTATCGACGACGAAGAGGAATTTTTGGATTTGTGCAAGCAATACAAAAAGAAGAAACCTCGCAAGAAAAAAGCGAAAAAGCAGGAAGTTTAATCCTCGCCCCGAAAGGGGCATTTTTTATTTTTCTTTTTGGGTTTCAACATGGGTTATCACCCTAGCCTCGACTCCAGCTGTCCAACTCGGTTTCCGCCAAAGTCTGTATCTAATTCTTTACACAAAATTGTTGGAAACCTATTGACAAAACCAATTTAATTAGGTATATTTATATCAGAAACAAAGGAGTTTAAAATGGCAAGAAAACCGCAAGTCTATGTAGTCGTGAAGAGTTGGAAAGACCGCCACGGAGATGAGGGCGTTTATACAGAGGTGTTCGGCAAAAGGAAGTCTGCCAACGAGCATCTCACAGATGACATTAAAACCTACTTAGAAATTCACGATGGCATTACGGATGATGGGGCGATGAACACAGAGTCGCTTACGAGCTTCGAGGCATGGGATATCAACAGCGAGGAATGCACCCTTGCCGAGTTCCAGAAGGCAGCCGCTAAGGCTGGTCATGCCGAAGTCAATGTTGATGGCGATGGCACTTACGCAACTTGGTCTGTCTCAAAGCAGACCGTTCATTAAGGGGGTTATATGGATATTTGTGTTCTTACCATTAACACAATAGAAGATTGCGATGATGCCTATGTTCAGGTAGGTAAATGCGGAACTTTGAAAGAGTGCAAAGATGCGGCTCGTTCCAAGTGGAATGCTCTCGCAAAAGATTATGACATTGGGGAGTTCGACGAAAAGGAAAATTACAACTGGGAAGCTCGCATCGAAGATGCAGAGGATGTTCCTAACAAAACAATCAAATTAGAAATCCATCGTTCGAGGGTTAAAGTTCGAGGATTAAAAAGTCCTGCGAAATAATAGGTTAGTTTAGCCCGCCCCCGAAAGGGGGTTTTCCTTTGCCTCGAACCGGGTTTCAACTTAGGTTATCACCCCTCACCCTTCTGCCCGCAGGCGGAGGCTGGTTGGTATCGAGGGGGTTGTATCAAAAAGTTTACAATTATTTTTGCCCTGACCTATTGACAAAAGAGATTTAATTAGGTATATTATAGTTAAGTAAAACCCTTAACAACGGAGACATTTATGGGTGAAAGAAGCGACTTTTTTGTCCGAGTTCGGGCGAAAGAAAAAACAAGCGACAGGTTCTATAAACATCAGGCATTCTTTGGTCTCTACTATCAATGGTGCTATGGTGAACGCATGATTAGCCGTCTGCGTTCTGCTCTCGCCTTTGTGGAGAGCGAGATTAGCGGTAGGCATGGTAGCTATGCTGTAACCAAAGAACAAATGGATAGGTTCAAGCGGTATCTTGGTATCAACTTCGATATGAAAGACTTTGTAGATACAATAGACCTCATTCCCTCTACGGTCGATGATATTATACAGGGTCTTGACACGGCTAAATCTGACATTTTCGACCAAGCCGAAAACCACGGGTATATCTACCTTGACATTACCCTTGATGACCCCGACAAAAAGTTCGGTGATAATAATGCTAAAATCAAGTATGCCTTTGTTGATAGTGAGTATCACTCTAAGAAAAACCCCCTCCCGCCCGTTCGGAGTGTAGAAAGCTTTGCCGACCACGATATAGGCGACGATGAACGCAAGTGGTATGAACCTGACCCATATTGGGCTGATAAGTCTTGGGGGGCTGCACACAAAGAGCGTTTCTTGAACGATATTGTCCCGACCGCCAAAAAGAACATTGAGGCAATCAATTCCTCGGCAACCTTGATGACCGAAGATGACCGCAAAGAATTTGTAAAATTCGGTCGTGCTTATGCAAGAAAGATTTTCCGTGAAGCTGAAAAGAAAAAAATGGAAATCAAGGAACAGAGAGAAACCCTGACCGCTGAAATCTGCTCACAGGAATACTTACCTGCTGAACTCCATAACAAGTTATTGGAACTCGTAGATAAGGTCTACCCGAAACCAATAAGAGAATAACTCATTCGCCTGACTCCTGCCCCCTCGAAAGAGGGGGATTTTTATTTTTTTATTTTTGATTTTCAACTTGGGTTATCACCCCTGCCCCTTCACCCCGCCGCAGACTCGTGCGTGCATCTGTTTAGAAAACTTTACATAAAAATGATGAAAACCTATTGACAAAACCAATTTAATTAGGTATATTTATATCATAGAAACAAATCAACGGAGAATTAAAAATGGGCTACACTAACTATTGGTCGCTTAATACACGCAAAAAGAAGTTCAGCGGCTATGTTCTCGAAAAGGTTGAGAAAATCTTTTCCGTCTACGCTGAAAGCACGAATAAAAAGCTGGTCGAAACCGCAGGAAGCAAAAAGGGTGCTGTCGTGAACTCGACACGCATCCAATTCAACGGTGGCTCTGACGATGCCTACGAAGACTTCTACATCAACCTCAGACACCGAATTGACTTCAACTTCTGCAAGACCAATCGGAACATATACGATAGGGCTGTCAAGGCTGTCCTTATGTTGCTCGAACAGGAACACTACATCAAGGAGTGGCACTTCGACGGACACTTCATCGACTCGGAATATTCCAAAGCAAAAGAATTGCTTGATAAAGCAGGAATAGCACACAACTAAAAAGGAGTTCACAATGGGACTTGATATCAGCATCACAACAAAGAAACACGACAACGATTTCCGCAAGCACAACTATCTCTTCCGTTGGGTAGAGAACCGTGTAGGCACAATCGAAAACGAACAAACCTACTACCTTGAAAAGCAGGACATTCAGGACTTGCTCGACTCCATCAATGAAGTTCTCGATGACCACAGCAAGGCGGAAGACGTGTTGCCTACACAGTCGGGGTTCTTCTTTGGTAGCACGGAATATGACGAAGGCTACTTCGAAGACCTCGAATATGCGAAAGACAAACTCTCGGCCATGATTGACGATTGGGAAGAGGGAGAGCAAGCCGAATTTTGGGCGTGGTGGTAATGGGGGTATAACATTCCCCGGATGCCCTCGAAAGGGGGCATTTTTATTTTTTCTTTTTTGGGTTTCAACTTAGGTTATCACCCTTTTCCTGGAAACCTCCTGGGGATAATCCAAGTTTACAAAACTTTACATAAAAAACAACGGCTTACTCTTGACTAAACCAATTTAATTATGTATATTTTAACTAGCTATTAAACGGAGATATTTTTATGGCTAAAAAGTTCAATCCTAATAAATACACTTATCACTTCAACCTCGGGCATAACGTAAAGCTCGGCGAAGGCATCGCAACATGGTCTACCCTTAAAGGGTCTGAATTGCTCTACATCCCTGTCCTTGAAAAAAAGGTGCGTGGCACTTGCAAGGATAGTGAGTATTGCACCAAAGACTGTTATGTAAACAAGAGCTACAACCGCTTTCCAAAGACCGCCCTCTACGGTCATGCTAGGAACACAATAGGGCTTCGTCGTTGCCCGTCCAAGGTGTTCGCTGACCTGCATCGCCAGCTTTCAGTCACCAACCGCTTCCGCATTGTACGCATCAACCAGAGCGGCGACATTGAAAATATCCAAGAGCTTGAAATGTGGGTAAACCTTGCTTTGCTCCATCCAAATTTCACTTTTTACATCTACACTAAACAATTTAAGATAGCATCTGAATTTGTTTTGTCGAACGGCTTGCCCAAAAACTTCCATCTGAATTTCTCTATTTGGCATGAACACGGGGTAAACGAATATTTCAAGGTCGCATCTAATCCAAATGCTCACGCTTTCGTCTATGATGACGGAGAAACCTATATCCCGGCTAATGACTATTGCAGGGCTTACATCAATGGTAAACTCAACCATAAGATAACCTGTGAAGTATGTAAGAAGTGTTATAAGCCAAAGACGAAAGTTATCTATTGCAAGTCTCATTAAATCCGCCCCCGAAAGGGGGCATTTTTTATTTTTTATTTTTTGATTTTCAACATGGGTTATCACCCTAGCCTCGACTCCAGCTGTCCCACTCGGTTTCCGCCCTCGACTGTAACGAAATCTTTACACAAAAAATGATGGAAACCTATTGACAGCCAATATTTAATTAGGTATATTTATAGCAAACAACAGGAGACCTATATGGCAAAGAAAAAGACTACATACTATCAGGCTGTTTGCTACACCACCGACCACTGCGATGATGACCTTATTGCACCCTCGTTTTGGAACCCGACGAAAGACCGCAAGGAAGCCGCTAGTGAAATCATGACTGAAATTGAACAGTCGTTCAGTTACACTACACGTAAAGGTTTCGGCCCTGAAAGCATCACGATTGAGTTCCGTCACAACACCGACGATAACATCTCGTGGGAGAGCAAGGTCGTCAAGTGCATGGGGCGTAGCAAGAAGTTCCGCACCATGCTTGAACAGGGGCTTGCTGACGGCTCTATCATCACTGTCATGGTGACTGTTCCCGAATATGTTAATCTGTCCAATGTTCTCGTCAATGAACGCAAAGATGTTTTCCACATCAACGATTTCACCATCTAATTCAATTTAAGAGACGTTAATATGGCTTGGGCATTTTCCCTTACAAGAAAAGAAATCAAAAAGAAGTTCAAGTGTTCCCTTGAAGAGTTGCAGAAGCGACCCGACATAAGAACGACCCCTAGCATCGACCCGGACAAAACTATCGTGGTAGTCTTGCCGTAGGGGTTTACAACACTTTACAAAAAATCTATTGACAATATGGATTTAATTATCTATATTATCAATAGAAACCATGGAGGCATACAATGTTCGATTTCATAGGAAAAATATTCAATGGCATCGTTCAGCTCATTACCGATATTATCCTAGCCATCATCATCGTTCTTGCCATCGCCTTGGTCTTGCTTACAGGTCATAGGAACGCTAACAACCCCTATATAGACCATTCTGACCAAATTCAGAAAGCAAAGATTGAAGCCGATAAGGAAGCCCAATATAGGGAAGCCCTCCAAAACCTCTATAACGAATACAGGAAATAAGAAAACCTAATACCTCCGTTGTTCGCCCCCTCGCAAGAGGGGGCTTCTCTTTATCCCACCTTGGGTTTCAACATGGGTTATCACCCTTTCACTGGAAACCTCCTGTCCCATCCCGGTGTCCATCCCAGCCTGTAACGAAATCTTTACACAAAAAATGATGGAAACCTATTGACAAAACCATTTTAATTAGGTATATTATATATAGAAACAACGGAGATAAAACCATGAAAGATTACTTTAAGGGTCAAACCATCAACATCAGCAATAAGGTTCGTAAGAACCTTGTTGTATCCATCAGCAACATCATCCTTGCAAAGCGTGATAAGCTTCCGCCTATCTGCATCGACAAGATTTTCCAACATGGCAAGCGTGGCAAGTATGTAGTGCGTGTTAGCCATGGCGACAAGGGCGACTATCAGGATATCGTCGGCTACTACGATACCATTACAAGCGACTCGCAGGTTCTCGAACACATCAATGATAGCCTCCCCCGTGTCCTCAAAGGCCGTTGGTTCATGGTTAAGGCAGGTCGTGATGGTAAGCGTTTCAACACTAATCAGTGGGTTAAACCGCAATAGGGGATAATATCATGGAAAAAATTAGCGTTAAATTCACGGATGAAGAAAAGTTCACCATCGGCTTGTTCGCAAACACGATGAACCAAAAATCGTGGATTGCTTTCAAAAAGAGCGATGACAACACCCTTTACATTTCTTCCACAGTTCCTAACAAGCAAGTAAAGAAAGTGGAAATCAAAAAGAGTTCCGATACTGGCTTTGATGCGGAAATCAGCAGCAGCGTTTATGTCCTCGCTCATATCCATTGGCAGGGAACACTCATTCAGCTTCTCATGCGTATGCAGGCAGAACTGCTCAACACCGAACTGCTTATCGACGGCTAAAATTTTTTGAAAAAGGAATTACATCATGGGATACACAAACTATTGGAACCCCTCTAAAAAGCTCAAAACGCAAACGGATGCTTTTCCTCAGCTCATGCTTGACGAGATGACCAAGGTTGTCGAAGCTTACAACGCCAAGCAGAAAAAAGAGGAAATGAAAATCACCTACTACATCACACAAAAGCATATCGACCTCTATGGCGAACCCGCCACCTACGAGAGCTTCAATGTCAGTCTCGAAAAGGAAGAGCGTATTGGGCGAGCTGGCGTTGATGCGTGGACTTTCTGCAAGACAGCCCGAGAGCCTTACGATGTTGTCGTTAAGACTTTCCTTGTTCTCATGCAGAAGTATGGGCTTATCGACTCGTGGAGCCATGACGACAACAACAGTTGTTCTGAATACCGAAAGGCCAGAGCGTTCGCAAAGAAGTTGGGCATCAACTTCTCACAGTTCAACGCAAAGTAATTTAATTTAGCTCCCTGCATAGGGGGCATTTTTATTTTTTATTTTTAATTTCCAACTTGGGTTATCACCCCTCAACCTTCTGCCGCCGTCCCCTCGGTTTCCGCCCTCGACTGTAACGAAATCTTTACACAAAAATGTTGGAAACCCTATTGACTAAAACAATTTAATTAGGTATATTTATAGCATAGAAACAAAGGAGCATCTCATGGAACCCACAGAGAACCAATTTGATGAACTCATATCCTACTTGACAAAGATGGGGGTTGACCACACAGCCAAAGACAAGTCTGGAACTATGGACTACCTAAGCGATAGAACGGCAACCTACACCAAGGAAGTAACCATCGGCCCAAACCATATTACGACCGTTCGTTATATCCCTGAGTTTGACGGCTTTGTTGACCCCTCCGACGATACAAGCGGTGGGGCATACGACCTGTTCGTAATGGATGCGTGGGAAACAGCACGCTGGCTCGGCTCTATGTACTTCGAGGAAGATGTAGGAGAGACCGAGAAACGCATGAATTAACATAAACAAGAGTAAACATTATGGTTCAACACATCGCTTACTACAATGACCCAATAGACATCAAGGAACTGATGGACAAGGATGCACATAGCATCGTGAAGCACTACAAGAAAGGCATGGGTGCTTACCTGTTGTCCAATGACCCTGCCTATGCTCCCATCAAGGGTTGCCGCCCTGTTATGGTTGGCAACGAAAAGTGGTATGTAAAGAAGTCCATCAACCGCAAGAAGCTCGATGGATGCGACAACTACATCGACCTCTTCATGGAACCGCAAGCGAAGACTAGACTCCCTCGCATAAAGCGAGTCCTGTATTGGGAATACTCCACGGATAACGGCAAGTTGGAGATTACTGACGGCGATGTTACAAAGGTCTGCCGTCTGCAAAAGTCCGTAGAGAACGAAGTGACCTACATCTACATCACTTTCAGGCGAAAGCGCTATGAAATAAAAATCAAACGAGACCAATACAAGCCAAAATTTACTCTCAAACCGTGGTAAGGTTAGTAACAAAAACTTTACAAAAAATTCCTTGGCAAATCTCTTTTAATTAGGTATATTTATATCAGAAACAACAGGAGGCAATATGCCAGCAAAGATTAACATTACCAAAGAACTTCTAGCCGCATTTGATGCGAACAAGCACGCCATCCGTGATATGGCTCTTTACGCACGCTCGGCTCTTGTCAAGGTCATTCCCCAAGGTTGCTCATTCGATGTCGAAACTGTCCGCACCAATGCAGCTTTGAACAGCGATGGATACCTGCAAGTAGACCTCGTGTATATCTTGCACAACATCCCCGCCCACGGAACATGGTACTTCACATTCATGTTCAGAACCGACCGTGTGGGTAATGTCGTTGGTTCCGTCATGGTTACGAAGAACACCGATGACGGCATCTATACCAAGTCCTGCAAATTCAAGCAGGAAGAAATCGACAAAATCGTTGCCGAAATCGCAGAAGAATAAGGGGGATTAAAATGATTAAGGTAGAAAATTGGAAAGGATATGGTGGCAGGGAAAACTCTATTTGGGTTTCCATCGACACTAAGACATTCAACAAATATAATTTTTATAATACTGACTCTCATGTATCCTTTGGGAACCGCATGAGCGAATACCTCCGTCATGGTGATTACCACGCCCATGACGAATACATCGTGCCTCATGTAAAGAGTTGCGGTGCTGACTGCGCTGGGTTCACCGTGCAGTTCGATGTTAAGCCCACAAAGAAGTTGATGGAGCAGGTTCGCCAAGTGTTCATTCAGGTCATTGGTCCCGATGACCCCGACTTCATAGCGCCTATCCCCCATGTAAGGGAGATTATCAAGTGGACTCCCAAAATGAAGTGCATCCGTGTTGGCGACAGGTGGTCTGACGATAAGGATTGCAAGGTGAACCCCAAAGGAATGATTAAGTTCCGTGGCAAGAAGTATATCGTCAAGAATGTAAACACCGATGCTGACCCATCCATCGCCCTCGTTCCTGTTAAATAATTTTTTCTTTTTTTCTCTTGACAATTTGGATTTAATTATCTATATTGTTAAGAGAAACAAAGGAGATACCAAATGGCAGACCTAACCAAATTCGTAAATTTCTTCAAGTCGAAAGTCCCTGCATTCATGAAAACTTTTGGCTACAACTCCAAGCTCGAAGAGGGCGAAAAGACCCTTATCAATGGTTTCATCGACCATGTTGCCGACGATATTGTCTACTCGGAAATCGTCACTAAAAAGGAACTTGCTGAAACCCTCATTCTCAAAGGGATTGACAGAGAGTTCGTAAACAAGCATCTCGACACCCTAATCAAACTTGAAGACCTCTACTTCACGATTGAAACCTATGTCAATTCCACCAAGTATGTCAACTACTGTGAGAACACAATTAGGACATGGTATCGTCAACACAAAGGCAAACTGAACCGTACTTACACCGAAATCAAGCACGATTACTTTGATGACTATAACGGATGTTGGACTATTGATGCTTGGCGTAATCCTGACGATGACGAAGACGGGGTCGCTCCCATTGAAGTATATCTTGATGGCTCGCTCAAAATCCGAGATGAAAATGCGTTCTACGATGCTATGCTAGATTTCGGAATTATAGAAGCCATTGAAGAAACTTTAAAAGAAATCAAGTCTGCCAAATAACGGAGGTAAAGTTATGCAAAGTGCAGAAGCCGCCAACAACCAAAAGACCAAAGTCCTTGACTACATCAGAAAGCACGGGAAAATCACTTCCCTCGATGCTTTCTCCAAGCTCCACATTACCCGTCTGTCAGCCTGTATCTTCAACCTGAGACAAGATGGGTATAACATCAAGACCCGTGAGCTTGAAGTGACCACCGAATACGGCAAGACCACCTTTGCCGAATACTACCTCTCCCGTGGCCGTCGCCCGAAGCCGAAGATTTCCTCCGTCACCTATCAGCCGACCGAAACCACAAAGGTTCGTGTGACTGTCCGTCGCACCTCTGTCGATGACCGGGATGCCATCAATGCTTCACTCAAAGGCACGACCCGTAAGGAAATCGTAAACCGTTTGAAAACCCTTGCTGGCAAAGCCGCAAAGAAAACCCCAAAGAAGAAAGCTGTTAGGAAAGCCCCCATCAAAAGGAAGTCCGACCAGTTAGAACTCTTCCCAGAACTCTATAAGTAATTTCCCCCCGACGGGCATGGTTTGTGGTCATAAGCAAAGCTCCGTTGTTTCTAGCCCGTCGGGGGCTTTTCTTTTATCCCCATATCAGTTTCAACTTAGGTTATCACCCCTACGCCTTCGACGCCAGTCCCCGTCGTAGCCTGTAACGAAATCTTTACACAAAAAGTGATGGAAACCCCTTGACTGAAACCATTTAATTAGGTATATTTATAGCATAGAAACAACAACAGGAGATATACTATGAGTTTCCATGGCGATGAAGATTGGCTCGATATGAATGGGCTTCTCACAAACGAAAACACCGAACAGTACAAGGACGACATCAAGGAATTGCTGTCCAAGTATTACAAGTGGGATGAAGACTGCGAGGAGTTCGAAGATGACCACCCCGACACCTACCACAAGTACGAAATCCGTGCAGAGTTCGAAGATGAATGCTGTGATGACACCTTCAAGACCATCCTGCATATTGAGGTATGGCTCCCGACTGACGATGATGCAAAGGAACTTGCCGACATCATCGACGGCGAGGTTGTAGGTGGTCTCAACGAAGGTTGCCCCACTTTCCGCATAACTTACAGAAACGAAATCTACATCAAGGCTGAAAACAAAGAGGAAGCCGAATCAATTTTCAGAAACATGAGCCGTTCCAAACTCGAAGAATGTTCTGAATTTGTCGAAATCGTAAGCAACGAAAAGGAGGACTAACCCATGTCTATGTTTGTCATCATCGAACACTCGACCGAAACCCCTATCCAAAAAGCAGGGCTTAACTATCCGTTCAAAACCTATGACGGAACCGTGGAAGCCCTTATCCGCACCCTCAAAGACAACAATGAACTCTATTGCGATGGAACCAATGGGGGTTACGAAATCCATGTTCCCGACAGCGATGAAAACCTCGAACACGAAACCGAAATCCGTGATGCGATGAAAAGCAGCCACTCACTCGTTGTAGACCATGGCGACTACGATGTGCGTTATGACATCGTTGAACTCCTGCCATAAAAAATTTTTAATTTTCCCGGAGGCATAAATGAAGCTCAAACTCTATCTCGGTGTCTGCCCTAACCGAATTGATGTTCTTCTCGACAAGAAGAAAGCCGACAAGGACAGGTACCTGCGTATCGAAGAAAAGACCATCGACATCCCCGATGCTCTCCTCACGAAATCCGCCAAGCCGAAGAAAAGCGGAAAGGTAACTACCATCTGCTACGGCAAGCGTGATACATGGAACAGTGCCAAGGATGCTATCGACTATTTCAACGATGCCGCTAACAACTCCGATGGTTGCGAAAGGGAAAGATACCTTACCATCGTCAGCAAACTGCTTGACGGCGAAACCAAGGATGTAACAGACAGCTTCGGCTAGAAATCCCACCCCTCGAAAGAGGGGTTTTATTTTTTTATTTTTTGAGTTTCAACTTAGGTTATCACCCTCGGCTCGACTGCAGCTGTCCCACTCGGTTTCCGCCCTCGACTGTAACGAAATATTTACACAAAAAATGATGGGAACCCCTTGACTGAAACAATTTAATTAGGTATATTTATAACATAGAAACAACAGGAGAAACCTATGGCAAAAATCATTTGCAAAGAATTTCCGAAGCCTATCCATAAGTGCATCCACAATCCCCATGTCGATGTCATCAAGACACGCAAGGATGGCAAGGACACCTACATCTACGAAGTAAGAGCAGATGGTGTTCCCACCTTTGTTATCAACCCGGATGAAACCTTACCCGCAGGCAATATCCCGAACCTCGAAGACACTTGGTACGGCGGTCAATGGCCCGGTAAGGATTGCAACGGGGGCGACTACGACCTGAACCTGTATGACCTTAGCGTGTACGGCGACGGCTGTGGCGTAGGGGCAAGCATCTACTCCTGCGTCCAGCAAGGCGACTACCCGACCACAAACTTTAATGACTGCGTAAAGGCTACCGTCAAATGCTGGTTCCAAGATGAAAAGGGCAAGCGAACCGAGTTCAATTACAATATCCCCGACAGCTATCTCGAAAAGTTCGGTGAATGGGATGGCAAGCCAATTCAACTCGTCAAGCGCCCGACCGATGAAGTATTAAAAGGCGCCAAAGAAATCGTTAAAAAGCTCAAAAAATTTTTGAAGAAAAACAAGCTTGAAATCCACTACGACATGGCAAGCGACAATGTTTACCTGCTCCCAAAGAAAGGATGGGATGATGCAACACGGGATGATGTCATCAAGGCGATGAAAGCATCCGGCAAAATCCTCAACCCTAGAACATGCGCTACAAAATGGGGATGGGTTCGTGGTTCTGAACTTGATGATAACTGGTTCTGCAAAGGAGGCAAGTAATGGCTAAGAAAAAGAATACTCTCATGGGTAGGATGCCGTCAAAGGAAGTGCTTGCCGAAGGCCGTCAAATCGTGTCCGAACTTATGGACTACCTCGGCAAAAACAAGTTGTACCTCATGTTTGACCCCGACGACTATAAGCTTCGCCTCGGACCCGAGGGCCTGACCCATGTCGAAGACGGGGTTCAACCCAAGGGTAAAATCCCCTATACCAAAGAGGAAGATGAGGTTTGGGACGATAACTATTCCCTCGATATTGAGTGGAGCGAGTTCGACCCGGATAACTTCGACGATGATGAGGAGGACTAACAAATGACCAATGAAAAGAAAAACGAATTTTCCAAAGTTCTCGAAGACAACGACCTTAATTATTGTTTCGGCTGGAATCTACAAGACGAATTTGAAGTCGAAGTCCACGAGGGCGACTGGAAGCATGACCACATCCGTCTTAACTTGATTATGGAAAAGAATGGATATGAACTGGTTAGAGAAACCCATATCGGCCCGCCCACAGATGGCGACTGGTATAGCGCTATCCATGTCTTCCGCAAAGCCGAACCCGAAACCCCTGCCGCCTAATCATACCCCTCGAAAGAGGGGTTTTCATTTATCTCATCCCCAGTTTCAACTTGGGTTATCACCCCTTGACTGGAAACCTCCTGTCCCCATCATGGATTGTAAACCATTTTTTACACAAAAAATTGACTAAACCCATTGACGGCCAAGTTTTAATTAGGTATATTTAGAGCATAGAAACAACAAACCACAGGAGTTGGTTATGGTAAAGAAATCCAATAACACAAAGTTCTACACAGTCGCAGGGTTCTCTCGCATAGGCGGTTGCCTTGCTACAAGCAACTACACCGAAATCTTCTACAAGCGTTCCAAAGCATCCAAGTTCATCGCTGACGAAATCAATAATGTCATCGAGGAAGAAAACGCACAGAACCCTGATAACCAAATGGATAAGGTCACAGCCAAGGAATGCACCAAGGGTTACCGCCTCTCTTCCTACAATGACAAAGACGATATTGTCTGCCTCGATATCGTCGAACACACGATGGCTCCTATCAATGCCGTCGTCACTTTCGACCAGGATGACCGCACCCTTAATATCACTACCGTCGAAAGCAAGGATGCCGCAGAAAAGCGTGTCGCCGAATGTGCCAAGTCCTATGTCAAGCAGGAAAGCATTGAGTATCTCTATGCCAATCGTGAGGGCATGTGCGAAATCGACGATGACGGCATTGAAGAAAAGGAAGAATATGTCCACGCAGGAACCACGGGCGGAAACTTCACCGCATGGACTGCCGTTCAAATCCCTGTTCTCGGCAAGGCCGACATTGAGGTTCAATAATTTTTTGAAAAAGGAATTTTACAATGAAAACGCAAAACAATCACCATGTATGGGATGACTTCACCGATGTCGCCAAGCGCCTCAACCCCTACCTCGAAATCAAGGGGCAGGGAACAACGATGGCATCACAGGTGGCCGCCTGTCTCTCGAACCTCGTCTACCATTTCTTCAACGATGGGGACATCTTCGATACAACCCACCACCTGAAAACCACCTGCAACGACTTCTCGGCCCGTGCCAACTGGCTCTACCTCAATCAGCCCGCAACTAGACCTGTCCTCGACCGAATCGAAAAGGTTCGCACCAAGGGGGACTATGCAGACCTCCTTTTCGACCTCTGCGAAATCTATGATGCGGACACCCTCGCTTCTCTCGCAAAGGAACCTGCCAAGGAAGACATCTACAACTCCAAGTGCAAGTTCTCTTGCCCCGAGCCTGATGATGATGATGAACCCACAGAAGATTGGCCCGAGGAACTCGAAGGCCGTGAACTCGATATGTAAAGGGGACCCAAACCATGTGCAAAAAAATTTCTATTTTTCTCAAAGAGTGGAACGAAGCCAAGGGAAACGATGATGCCCGTAGGAAGATTGCCGAAGACCTGTGGTTTGATTGGTTCTGCTCCACCAAGTCCCTCTACGGCAAGACCAAGAAAATCATCAAGCCGCTCAAGACCATTCTCGCCAAGTGCAAAGATACCGAGCGCCTCGAAGTGAGCATGAAGAATAACTGCCCATGCTCGGGTCCCCTCTACGATTGCATGCGCATCTACAAGGATGACGAGTTCGCTGGCTGTCTCTGCATCAACCCCGGAGAGGATGAACCCTACGAGATTATGGATGCTGACGGCAAGTCCACTTTCTTCGAGGATAAGGGCAAAGCGACCGATTTCCTTGTCGAAGTAATCAACTCCGTCAAAACCCCCGAAGAGGAAGTCAATCGCCTCTGTGAAATCGAAAAGGCAAACGGAGACATTTAACTGAATCAACTTGGGGGAGGGGCGGATTAACGAAACACTTCCCAAACATCCAACACTTTCCGACCCCTCCCCTCTTTTTCAATAGGTTATCAACATGATTGCAAACAAGGCAAAAACAGGGATTGAACCCATTGATTACAACCGAGTCTGCGAACAGGTGGCTTCAGACCTCGTGTCCAAATTCCCCGATAAGGTCAAAAGCGTGGCCAAGCCGAAACACAAGGTCAACCACGCTGTCCTGACCATAACTGCCAAAATCAAAAGGCTCGGTCCCAAAAACCAATACCTGGATGCAGGAACCATCAACACGATGGTAGACTACATCACCGCTAACCTCAAAGCGAATCAACTTATACCCAACAACTTCCAATCAACTAAGTCAATCGTACAACACCAATTCACTTCAATCATAACCATCAACCTCAAAGCATAGGAGACCACAACAATGTTCAGAGTATCTGACCTTACCGAACTCTTTATCGAAACCAGTATCCAAACCGTCGCCATTTATGACTGCGGCAAAGAAAAGGAAGTCTTCCGTGGAACAATCGACGACATTCCCGAAGACATGCAGGGACTCGAAGTTATGTCCATAGACAACCTCGAAAAGAACAGCGATGTCTTCACCATCAATGTCGATAGCGTAAACTAACCTAATCCATTTGGAGGTAAACCTATGGGATGCCTTGTAAACCTTGCCAAAATCATCCTCGGCCTAATCCTTATCGTGATTATGCTTTTCACAGCCTATAAGCTAGTACACGAGCCGTATAGACCCGAGGACTTCCAACAGACTTATACACAGGAGTACCAGACCCAAGAGTCCAAAACAGACATCATCTACGAGGTTCCCATACAATCGGGTGAAACCCACGATTACATTATGGAGAACACTTTTCAAAAGCCAGGGGTCGTTATGGAGCTTACCCCAAAGCTCGAAATCGGCCTCGTGTATGTAATCAAGGTGTTCAAGTCCGTCTTCGGCAAAGACTTCACGCCCACCATCATATCAGCGCATGACTCGTTCAATAGGCACGACCAATGGTCTCCCCATCGCACGGGCAGAGCTGTCGATATCAGACTCGATGACCTGCCCCTCAAACAGAAAAGGAAAGTGGTCCGAATCTTGCAGAACACCATCCCCGACCACTACAAAGTCCGATGGGAAAACCAGTTCCTCTCCAACGAATACCTCCACTTCGAATCGAAAAAGTAATCCACCAGCGCCCGACCAACACTCGGGCTTAACTTGTTTCAGTCAAATAAGTTCAACTTAGGTTATCACCCCTGGCCTTCTTCCCGGCTCGCAACCACCCTGCTCTGTAAACATTTCTTTACACAATCCCCGTTGCCATCCCCTATTTAATTAACTATATTATACTTAGCGAAACCAGGGCTTGACCCATAGCCCAAATCAACGGTTTGATACCGAAGGAGAATCCATCATGAACAGAACTACTTCCCTCATCGTGGCTAAACTCGACGATGCCGCCAACGAGATGGCAACCACGGGTTCATCCACCTACCTTGAACAGCTGGTCAAGAAGGCCGAGTACATCAAGACCTCCGACATAGGCCGCAGACGCCGCATAGTCCTCCCGCCGGAGACACCCAACGGTGAACGCATCGTCATCGACACGGGCATCCGTACCGTCGCCTTCCTCACTGGCAAGGGCATGAATGCCACCATCAGGTTCTCGACCTCCGCCTTCCTCCCTATCAAGACGGCAGAGGCCATCAACCACTACCTCATCGACTTCATCGAGAAGGTGGCCGCCAAACTGAAATAAATTTTTATTTTTAATTTTTTTATTTTTTGTTTTTCTCAAAAAATTTTCCGTTTTTTCTCCGCACCTCTATTTAATTATGTATATTTACATAAGGAGGACATAACAATGTTCACTCAACAGCCGAAAGCAAAACCCGAAGCACTCACAAAGAAAATGCTCCTCGATGACAGGGCAGATTCCTTGGATTATATCAGGGAGAAACTTACCCTGAACGATTTGCGTACCGCCACGCAGAACTTGCAGGCGGTCTGTAACATCGTTCACCAAATCCTGTCAGCCCCGGCCCCGAACATTGTTGATGCCTACAAGATTGCAAACTTCGTCTCTACGGGATTCCACGACAACCTGGACATATTCCAGGAAATCAAACGTGACTCCATCGAATACCATAAAGGCCATATCTCTATCCCTAGACTTGTCAACCTCGACGATGCATACTCCTCCGAAAAAATCAGGGGTAACAAGTCGGAGTATCTAGTCAAGGCTATAGCCAATATGCTCGAAATACTAGACCTGACAGCCCATATCCTGTCTAGGGCTAACATCACGTACTCCAACCATGTCCTGCTCGCCAAATCCATTCTAGAGAAGGCTCTCTACACATTTGGCCGTGATATCGTAGCATCGACCGATATGAACGACATCTGGCACAATCTCGTGCTGCCGAATAAGGATGCCATTACGGGACCCTCGGATGCCTCTATAACCATGGGGGAAACCAAGTTCCATAACGGCCATACAATCTGCTTTACCCACGATGCCGTCCTAGCCGATGATACTGACCCCGCCGCCAAGAGAAGACTCAGGTACAACGGGATGCCCTTCTGCGCCCTGTTCTTCATCCCTATCAACGCATGGCTGTACATCGAACAGTCAGGCTTCTTCTCTGTCAAACCCACCAACCCTGCTGATAAACCCTCCTACGGCAAACTCGATAACAAAGACTTCGCTATGTCCCTCTACCGAGAACTCGTAGGATAACATCATCGGAATCATGACCTTACCAAAGGGGGCGCCTCTGGCGCTCCCTTTCTTGTCGTATCACCCATCTGTTCAACTTAGGTTATCACCCCTGGCCTGAACCCCCGCCGCAAACCATACCACCCCCTCCAACCAATCTATCAACACCTGTTGATATCTTGTTGATATCTTAGGCGCCCGTTATCAACACCTTATCAACATCGTTTCAACATGGGTTTCATCAAGGGTTTCAACAGGGGTTTCAACACCGTTTCAACTTCGTTTCAACCTGGCTCCAATCATACGGGTTTCATCTATGGGTTCAATCAGCCCGTTCCAATCACCAGTTCAAAACCCACGTCGCAAACCGTAGACGAGTGGTTAACATCCTGTTGATAACCCGATGAAATCCCGGTGTGTGAACCCGCTGTTGAAAGGGTGGTTGAAACCCCGTCGAAACCCTGTAGAAAACCTGTTGATAACTTGTGGAGATGAACGAGGGTTAGGTCAAACCCCATCTGTTTCAACCCCGGTTTCAAATATAGTTAATTAAAACGGTTCCTAAAACTTCCATTTTCTGACAGCCTCGGGCCGCCGTTACGTCCTAAAAACGTGTCGTACCGGGTAAGAACCTATGGCGAAATTGGCGATTTTAAGCCAATTTTAAAGCACGGGTTTGAAACGGCGGTCGAAAAAATTTTTGATTTTCTCAGGGTGTCAAAATATTTTTTAATTTTTCGTGAAAGCTTGGGGGGCAGCGGAGCTGCCCCCAGGGGCGGAAAATAATTTTTAATTTTCTGTATTGTCCTATTGACAGGCGGGGGGATATTTGTTATATTGGCAATACAGTTAATTAAAAGGAAGGTTTCCAATGGTAGATTTGAGACAGAGTGTAATCGACAGCCTGAATGTCCTGGGGGTTAAATTCGACGAGTCCAAGATAACGGTTTCAAGCACGGGGAAGATAGTGAGTCTTCCCGATACCCATATCAAGCTGATACGTCAGGAGGACCACTGGGGGATGTTTGACTGTAAGGCGGGTTCCTATGTAGGGGGTGGCGACGGCATTGACGAATGTTTGGAGGCGTTGTATGGTTAAGCCAACTGATAAAGAGATTAGTTCTTTTCGCAAGTATTTGAAGAAGCAGGGGTTTATCGAGGACGGTTTATGCAAGGGAGTTTTCTACCTGTATATGAAGTACGGTTACCTCTGTGTTTCGATAGAGTATACCAAGAAGGGTGAGTTCAAGGAGGTGAGGGGTTTTCTTTCCCTCGGGTGGGAGAACAGCAAGTGCAGCCGTTTTTACATTCCTAACTACTATGAGTTGGGGAAGGGGATGAAGAAGGTGGAGTGTTCCTATGTGGACAGGGCGATAAGGTGCAGCAACATGGTCATGAACCAGATTGGGGAGTTACTGGATAACATTCCCAAGGCAGTCGGGATGATGGGTTGATGAATGAAGAATCCCCTGAGAGTGAGTCTCGGGGGATTTTCTTATAGGGGTTTGGTGCCGCCTTCTTCTATGATGCATACATCGACAAGGATAAACACCAATGAGAGGAATGCCGATACTGCACAGATGGTAGCCGGGAGTCCTGCCGAATCCTTCTGGTCAGTCATCATGAGATAGAGGCAGATGAGGAATGTACCCCAGTCTGTTATCATGAGAATCCAGGCTATTGTATTTACGACGAGTTTTTTCATGGTCATGCGAAGAAGTAGTTTCCCTTGTGTTGTGTAAGGTAATCCAGTTGGGCCTGGGACTGGTCCATATACCTGCGGTTTAGATAGAGCCATTCGTAAGCCTTGTAGGAGAG